TTTCAAACCATTTTGTACTACCTAAACAAAAATTTCAAACTCGTTTCCCTCATCACGAGACACCTCGATCGAGTGTAATTCAGATCGACCACGAGGGCGCCTGCCCTCAGTGATCATGTCACCCAATCGCGATCTAGCATCATGTGATGGCATCTGCCGTTGCGACCCAAGTCGCAAATCCACGTCATCTGAAGCTGCCGTAGTCCAATCCATAGACAACTTCGTAGCGTGAAGCAACGTTTTCCGCATATCCGGATTAACGTCAAATATTGTCGACGCTTTTGCAAAGCCCGTTGATTTCCTCCTAATCAACGCCTCGTGAGCAGCATCAATGTCACGAACTTGCCGCAACTGCTTGTCCGTAAACCCATAGAGGACTCGTAATAACGTAGCAGGTGACGAAGCCACGTATTTTACAAATGCAATCATTGTGAGCGCGTCCACTTGCGTCCCATAATAATCAGAGACTGCTGTTTGCATACTTGCCACCACACCTCGGTCATGGTATTGCAAAGCCGTATCAACTAGCGATGCATAATAATCCAAGAAGTACGAGGCAGGTCTGTCCACGTTAATGTCCCTTCCCAGTTTCTCAATCACTCGTACAGGGTCACGAACTAATTGGTATCGTCCCTCCTCATTCCTGACGAAGAACGACGAACAGAACCCTACGGTTTTTGTTCTTTTCCGTAACTTCATAGTGAAACCCCAACGCTCATATAACCGCTCAATGTGTGTGTCCGTGAGTGGCCACTTCGTAACCAAAACGCTATCGTCGCCTTTGACCAAGATGGCTATAACACCCGCATCCCCAAATTCAGCAAGGAACATAAACAGTAACACAATGCAATTGACTGCAATTGTTCCTGCCCATCCACTGCGATTCCCAAACATCATTGTGAAAACCAAGTTGAACGTAGCCGAAAACACCGTGCCACCTGCAGACGCCTTACGCCACATAGCTACGACCCGCGAGTCGACACCCATCATCTCGAGTACGACAAGGACCAATTCAAAGCACTGCCAATCATGAGTCTTGTCAAACTTGGGCATATCCGCCTCGTACACATAAGTGTCCGGTAAGTCCAAGTATTCATCAGCCCACTGTCCTGAAGTGTGTTCATCCGTCCCAAACGCAAATCGTATGGACTGAGGGAACATTGCAAGCAACCTCGTTATGGCCATAACAAAAAGTCCCACCGTAATCGAAATCATGTCCTTTGCGTGGAAAACCACCGTTTGACCGACTGCAACCTCCCCTTGAGCCTCCAAGGAAAGCTTAGGTTTTGCCTGGCCCTTAGGCATGACATTAAACCTGTCCGGAACCGGATCGGTTTTCAACAACTTCGCCGCCGCGAGGATCTCGTCGTCCGTGTGTTTCTGACTCCATACCCCTACGGATTCGTCGTTTATGCCAATTAAGTTCCTAGCGTAAAACTTCTCCAAGTCCCTATGATTAGGAACAGCGAACCGTGCCGTCACGCTTTCGTATACCTCCATGGCATATTTCCTTCTGTTTGACGAAAGCTCTGGTCTAGGCCTGTT